GGGCCCGGTGATGATGAAAAAAGGTGGTGCTGTCAATCAGCACAAGCGCATGGCCATGGGCGAAAAGGTCAAGGGCTATCGCAAAGGCGGGATGTGCGACTAAATGACCACCTCTGGCACCACTACCTTCGATCTGGAGATTGATGACCTAGTCGAGGAAGCGTTTGAGCGATGCGGAATTCGTGCAACGAGTGGCTATCAGCTTAACTCGGCACGTCGTTCGCTCAATTTGCTATTCCTTGACTGGGCCAATCGCGGATTGAATTTGTGGACTATCGAGCAGGCAACGTATGCCTTGACCCAAGGGGTCAATGAAATTGCGTTGCCTACCGATACTGTCAACGTGCTTGAGGCGATCATTCGCCAGAACAGCCAGGGCACCAATACGGACGTCTATATCGAGCGCATCAGCCGGGAAGACTGGTTGAATGTTCCGAATAAGACGTCCCAAGCGCGTCCTGCTCAGTTCTATGTCCAGCGCACGAATACTCCAAAAGTGTTCTTTTATCCGGCGGCTGACCAGAACTACACCTTTGTGTACTACCGCATCCGGCGCATTCAGGATGCCGGCGCATATACCGACACGGCTGACGTCAATTTCCGCTTCTTGCCGTGCCTTGTTTCCGGGTTGGCCTATTACCTGTCGCTGAAATTCGCGCCTGAGCGTGCCGCCGCGCTAAAGGCTATTTACGAAGAGGATTTCCAGCGGGCTGCGCTAGAGGACCGCGATACTGCCAGCGTGCAGTTCGTGCCGGAGATGGGGGTATAGCATGGCCTTCGCAACGGGTAAGTTCTCTTATGCGTTGTGCGACTTCTGTGGCCAGCGGTACCCCTATAACGTCCTGCGCAAGCAGTGGCAGGGGTACATGGTGTGCCCGGATGACTATGAGCCCAAGGAGCCGCAGCTTGATCCGTTGCGTTATCGCGGCGACGCGATTGCCTTGCGTGACCCACGTCCCGACCGCATCGAGCCGGTGTCCGTGTACGTTGGTGCGCCAGGGTTTACCGCCTTTCAGAGTTACGGAAGCGCACGGGGCACGAATGATATGCGGCCGTATATCGAGGGTCAGCCCGTCATGGCACAAGGTGTTGTGGGGTCTGTCACAGTGAGTACGTCATGACCTACGATGAGCTTGTCACCAACATCCGTAACTACACCGAGGTGGACGCCAATGTGTTCTCCAACTCGGTAATCAACACGTTTATCACGATGACGGAGAATCAGATTCTCCGCGAAATTGATTTAGATGTTTTCAAAGTGGAAGTCGCGGGAAACCTGTCCTCTAGTAACAAGTTCCTGTCGGCTCCTTCGGACATCTTGACGCACCGTTATCTGATGATCACGGATGGCAGCGATCAAATTTTCTTGGACTTCCGGGACACCTCCTTTATGAAGGAGTACTGGGCGGATGGATCGGTAACGGGTGTCCCAAAGTACTATTCGGTGTGGAACCAAAGTACGTTTTATGTTGCACCTACGCCTGCGCAAAGTTACAGCGCGGAGTTGGGGTACATCTACCGTCCTGCTCAGTTGTCACCTGCCGTCCCAACGACGTGGATTAGTACGAATGCTCCGGAGGCACTCTTGTATGGTTGCCTGATTCAGGCGTACAGCTATACGAAGGGGCCATTAGAGATGCTTCAGTATTTCCGGCAGTCGTACAAAGAAGCGGTTCAGGGTCTGGGTATTGAGCAGCAGGGCCGTCGTCGTCGCGATGAGTACCGTGATGGCATGTTGCGTATTCCCCTTAAATCGGAGTCGCCGGGGCCATGATGTCTGTTCAATCCCCCATGATGGTTGGGGCCGTCCAGGTGGCGACTACGAGCAACCGTGGCTGGTCAATAGAGGAGCTCGCCCAACGGGCCGCCGACAAGATTATTTTTGTTGGGGACCAATCGCATCCTGCCATTCGGGACCAGGCGCGGGCGTTTAAGGATAACGTGAAGTCTGTGATTGCGTTTTACTTGCAGGAAGCGGTGGAACAGGATCGGTTGACTATTGCAAATTGTTTGCGTGAAGCAGGTCATCCGGACCTCGTGCGCCTGTTAGGGGAGTAATTATGGCGTTCAACGGCAACTATATGTGCACCAGCTTCAGGGTGGAGCTGATGAGGGCGGTGCACAACTTCACGACAGGGACAGGCAGCACCTTCAAACTGGCCTTGTACGACAACAGCGTGACGTTGAATGCTTCCACGACGGCTTATACGAGTTCGGGAGAAGTCCCCAATTCAGGAACGTATTCGGCCGGAGGGGGGACACTGATTAATGTGACTCCAACCAGCTCTGGAACGACCGCATTTACAGACTTTGCCGATTTATCGTTTACGAGTGCCACAATTACGGCGTATGGGGCGCTGATCTATAACGACACGGCTGCGGGAGACCCGTCGGTTTGCGTTTTAGATTTTGGCGGGGCAAAGACTGCCACTAACGGCACATTTACAATTATCTTCCCGACCGCTGACTCGACCAGCGCAATCATTCGCATCGCGTAAGGAGCTTTCATGAGCAACGAAGCTAGTAAGGCAAATGACACATTCACCGCCGCCCTTAAAGCCAAACGTGGCGAAACAGAGCGTGTTGCAGCGGGGGGTGTGTTTACAGTGGAATGCCGCGATCCAAGCGGCATTCTGAAGTGGACTGACTCGTTCCACAATCTTGTGGTCAACGAAGGGCTGCAAGACATGAACTCCAAGTACTTCAGCGGCTCAGGATACACCGCTGCTTGGTATCTTGGACTTGTGGCTGGACCCGGTTCTGGGACCACATTTGCAGCCGGCGATACGCTGGCTTCTCATGCGGGCTGGACTGAAAACACCGACTATACAGGTAACCGTAAGGCAGCTACGTTTGGCACGGCTACTACGGCCGACCCGTCTGTGATTGATAATTCCGCTTCTCAGGCCGTGTTCACAATGAACGCAAACGGATTAACCATTGCGGGGGCGTTCCTGTGCTCTGTTACCTCGGGTACATCTGGGGTGCTGTTTTCTGCTGGCGACTTTACCGGCGGGGACAAGTCTGTGGACAGCGGGGATACGCTGAGTGTGACGTATCAGTTCTCGCTTGATGCCGCATAAGGACTTACGGTGTTCGGCGGCGTTGCTTTTTCTCAAGCACCGTATGCCGCTTTAGGCGGCAATACGTTTCTTGCTGCCGTTTCTGAAACTAGCACGGCCGCTGCAGCGCAATCCGTCGAAAGCAATTTTGGCGGGGTTATGTGGGAATCAGGGGCTGCTGCAGCGACAGCATCTGTTAGCGGCGCATTTGTTGCAACAGTTGATGAACTAACGTCTGGAACCGATCTTTCAAGCGCAATTGGGGCGTTTTTTGCGGCGCAATTTGAGACGGCTACAGGAGCGGATGCGCCAACCGCCAGGATAGACATACTGGCCAGCGTTTCCGAATCAGGTGTAGCAACCGATTCTTCAAGCGCAAACAGTGCGGTTCTTGCTGCCATTGCGGAGCTATCTCAAGCTCTAGACTCGGTTGCAGGCAGTCGAGTCTTCTATGTTGAAGTATCTGAAACCGTTACCGGCGGGGATAGCCAGTCGATTTCTGTAAGTTTCGTAGGTACAGTTGCAGAGGTTGCCTATGCGGCTGAAGTTTTGTCGGTTCTAAAGACAACAAACGTATTTGTGACTGGTATACAGGTCTATGGGCAGGTTGGTAGCGTGTTGATCTGGAATGCGATCAATACTGACCAGGACCCCAATTGGGCTGGGATAAATCCAGCGCAGTCGCCTGGTTGGACTGAAGTGCCGTCGTAAGGAAAAATCATGGCGTTGGTTGTAAAAGATCGAGTTAAGGAAACAACCGCCACAACCGGTACAGGGACACTTACGCTTGCCGGAGCCTCTGCCGGGTTCCAATCGTTTTCCGTTATTGGTGACGGGAACTCCACTTACTACGTTATTACAGACGTAGCAACCGGAGACTGGGAGGTTGGGGTTGGAACGTATACCGCTTCCGGTACAACCCTGTCTCGTGATTCTGTCCTTGAATCTAGTAACGCTGGCTCTTTGGTGTCGTTCTCTGCCGGGGCAAAAGATGTCTTTGTGGCATATCCAGCAGAACGGGCCGTTTATTTAGATACTGCCGGTTCCGCAGTAACAAATCTGGATGTGGGTACGCTGGGGGTTACCACGGCGAACATCTCTACCGCCAACATTACGGCGGGAACAGTCTCCACAACCCCGGCATCCGGCACGGACATCGCCAACAAAACCTATGTGGACTCCTTGGCGGCGTCGGGGATTCACTACCACACGCCTGTCCGGGTAGAGTCGCCAGACTCAGCGGGTAGCTTAAATGCTACATATAACAACGGTACGGCGGGGGTTGGCGCAACGCTGACTAATGCAGGGACGCAGGTTGCGCTGGCGATTGATGGTGTAACGCTGAACACCAATGACCGTGTGCTGATCTATAACCAGACCAATCAGTACGAAAACGGCGTTTACACAGTCACAGACACCGGCTCAGGCTCAACCAATTGGGTGCTGACTCGGGCTACGGACGCGGACACTTACGATCCCTTTAGCCCGAATGCACTCGGGCAGGGTGATGCATTTTTCGTCACATCCGGCAATACGGGAGCGGGTGAGACCTATATCTGCAATACCGTAGGCACGATCACATTCGGCACTACAGCGATCACCTTCGCGCAGATCAGCAGCGCACAGGTTTACTCCGCTGGCACAGGGCTAACCCTTAGCGGAACGCAGTTCAGCATCACGAATACCGGAGTATCAGCCAACACTTACGGGTCTGCCTCGTCGGTTCCTGTAACGACAGTCAATGCACAAGGGCAGATTACCGGGGTTACGGATACCGCAATAGCGATTAATGGGTCGGCTGTTACGGGGAACATCACGGGACAGGCGGGATCGGTAGCAAACTCCCTGACCGCTGGCACATACCTGACTGGCACCGCTTATAACGGGTCGGCTGCACAAACATGGACAGTTGACGCAACAAGCGCGAATACCGCCAGCAAAGTAGTTGCGCGGGACGCTTCAGGCGACTTTTCCGCAGGAACGATTACAGCGGCTTTGAGCGGTAACGCAACCACAGCGACAACATCCACGAATATCGCTGGCGGGGTTGCCAATCAGATTCCTTATCAGACGGCGGCAGGAACCACATCCTTTATCACCGCAGCCTCTGGGACAAACTACGTTCTGAACTTCAATGGATCGACCTTTACATGGGTAGCCGGGACGATCTCTGGAATCCCGCTGGGTTCCAATTTAAACACGCTAACGCTCGGTTCGTACCTGACAGGGACAAGCTATAACGGCTCCGGATCAGTCACGGCTGCGGTTGATGCAACAGACGCAAATACTGCTTCCAAGGTTGTGGCGCGTGACGCATCAGGCAATTTCTCTGCCGGGACCATTACTGCGAGTTTGAGTGGTAATGCCACCACAGCCACCACAGCCACAAACATCGCAGGGGGTGGAGCAGGGCAGCTTCCCTATAACACCGGGTCTGGGGCAACAAGCTTTCTGGCGGCAGGAACGTCAGGGCAATTATTGCAATCAAACGGAACATCAGCCCCGTCATGGGTTAATAATACGGCAGCATCCAAAGGGTATGTAAACGCCATGAACATCTTGTTCGGGCTGTAAG